AGAAAGAGACATTTAATGTTGCCCCAGTGAAAACCTCTGCTGTTACATCAATATTTGAAACACTCTCTAGCCTTGCAAAGGAATTACCAAAATCAGATTTAGAAATCCATTCCCATGAAACTGTCCCCGTCGAAGATGAATTATCAAGACGGAAAACTCCGCCACCCGCAGTACCCATATAAAATCCTTTTGATGCGGTTCCTCCAAGTCTTGCAAAGGTATAAGCATCTTCAGTATAATTCCATGGACCCCACCAGGTGTCTGTGAAAGTGTCAAAAGCCAAAATTTTATTAGCGGCGAGAGATAAATAGTAATAACGTCCGTCAGTCCCAGCACAATGATCATAATATAATGTACCAATTACAACATTGGGAAGGAGGTTTTTTATTTTATCACTGATTTTTTGGGGCATACCGCCATTCCACCTATAAACCCCATCGAAACCTAGCCAATAAAGCCAACCGTTGACATTTGCAATTGTTTTATGTGCAGCACAACCAATGCCGTAATATCTATCCACAACGGTATAATTAATCGGGCCAGTACCGTATAGTTCATGGAATGACGTATGTTTAAAAACAACAATTCTGCCCGTTGTTAACGCACCAATCCCCGTATTTGATTCGCCTGAAGGAGCTTCAATAGTAATGGTTCCAGAACCCGCGTCTCCCGCGGTCGTCCAATCGTTCACATCTCTTAGAGCGCAAAACTTTACATCATAGCTATTATGACCACAGGCATATACTCTATTTGCTGTTTGCGTTATATATGGCGCATGAGGAGAATTAGTTGAAGCAGGGGTAACGGCAGTGCCGTTAAAAAGCTGGAGTGGGTTAGTAGAATTTGAACCAATTACAAGGTTATCCATAAAATTACATGCACTATATATGGATCCTGTTACTGATGTAGACAAAGCCGTAGACCATGCAGCACCACCCCATGTATAAAAACCGTCTCCACTAATAGCACATAAAGTATACGGGCCATGTATAGCCAATAAGTCAACAGAACTGGAGAAGCTGACTCCAAGTTGCTGCTTTGGATAAATTGTTTCGAGTATTGGCTGATCATACGAGGCAAGGTTTGACATCGACCGCGCTTCGTTGTCAACTATCTTGTGAGCAGCAACTAAGCCATTGTTTACTCCGCCTCCTAAGTCAGAAAATGTAAGCATCTTATTAGCCATTTCATCACCTCGAAAAAGCAAACATAAAAGCCCCTATAGGGCTTATTGTAAGCATTTTATTAACCGCTGTACCAGCCTTCCGACCTGGGATAAGTGCCCCTTGGGTTTGCCGCCTTGCGCTTGTAGTAATCAGTTTTGATTTTTTTGTATATCCTGTCATAAAGGCCTTGATAATAGAGAACAAGGTTGGAATCGGGATTATTCCCACTTCCGGCAATATCGCGCAAAGATCGCCACTTTAGAATATCCTGGTACTCATCGTTTATACTTGGTATGGTGCTTAATGTGTTTGTGCTTAACTGTACCGGAGAAGATTCGTAAGCTACTTTTACATTATAACCTGCTCCTGTGTCAGAACTTGGTACGGGGTAAAGGCCAACTTGCCCTAAAGCATCATAGTATTTATTCCCGGCAAGTGTATCATCCGGCCCAGCGTAACCATAGGTAGTGTACGTTTCCGTGCCATCAATGGTAGTAGAGTTAGAAATTTGCAAAGACTTGACCATATCTACCGCCATGTCTGAAGCCATATTATATAGGGCCTGCCCGGCTATCGTGTCAAACTCGTAGACCTCTGTTGATGCCATATATCGCCATATTTCGTTTTGCGTATCGTTCATCCAACCAATTACAACGCCGTCTGTAAAGGTTGCCGTTGATGCTGGCAGCCTTGTTCTCACATCATTAAGCAATTGCTGTACGCTAGGCATTTTAAAATCACCTCGATCAAGTTGATTAAAGCATATTACTTTGCTATCCAGCCGACATTACCAACGCCGGACTCCTTAACATATATACTGACACCAGCGCCGCCATCAAGGTTTAAACAAATACTCCCCATACCAGCGGTTAATACTCCTTCGGGAGTGCCGTATCTTATAAATACTCCCACATTTTCGGTTTTATAAAGAATCAAAGGCACATTGGGATTTGGCGCTAAAGGTATTTGATTTTTTGTGCCGGGAGAAAGAATCATTGTGTCTGTGCCGCTGTCTGTTATAATAGTCCCTATTGAAGTTAAGGCCGCAGGATGAAGAATAGTTCTTTTGGCGTTTGAACCAACAAGGAAAACGGTAGCGGTGGCGGCACCTTCAATATAACAACCATAAATAGCGTTATCCATACAGCCCACTGCACTGTCGGCATTATTTATATCAAATACTGTTGTTATGATACCTTCGCATACCGGATTAAAGAATGCATTACCGACTCCATTAATAATGTAAGCCGTGTCAACCTGGCCAACCCTTCCACCTATAAAGTTATTGGCGTTTGGGCATCTTGAAGGAGTTGCCGCATCATAGGTAAATTTAACCCCTATCTGATTAGTTACTCCGGCTGTAATCCCACGCTTCCCCTGTACGCTAAACTGTTTAAAAGTATTGTAGTAACATCCCGTACCGTTTGTGTCGCCCACAATTTCTATGCCTACTTGATTGGATGTCATAAGAACTATATCGCAGTCAAAAGCATTGGAATGTCCACACCTCCACCTCACACCTGTAGCCCCTGCCGTTGAACAGATAATGCTTATTCCGTCCATCCTGGCATTGACAACGAAAACGCTTGCTATGGGCTGAAAGTCGAGGGCATAGCTTGAGCCTGAATAGGTAATGATTGCATCTGAGCCAACTAAAAATATATTATGTGAATTTACAGCTAGGGTACCGGACGTTATATATGTGCCATAAGGGAAATAAACAGTGCCGCCACCTGCTGTTTTTGCCGCATTAATAGCGAGCTGAATAGTTGATGTATCGTCTGTAACGCCGTCACCCTTGGCTCCATACGATTTAACGTTAATAATCCCCATTTTGTCAATAAAAAAAGAGCTCATCTGGCTCTGTGTCACATGCCTCATAAGTTCTTCGCGAACAGTGGTCATTGTTACCACCCCTTATTGTGTGCGTTTTAAAATCTCCGAATAGGCCTGTTTTGCCCCTCTGATTTCGGCCTGCGCTATTTCTGCCTGATGTGCAGCCCCTTGAGCCTGCGCCTGCTGTTGGGCAAATTGCTGAGTGCGTTTGCCAAGTTCTCCAATCTGCGTTTTAATCCAGCAGCGGTTCTGGTTGTTTGATTCAAAACCATAAAGCTGGGTACATTTTAAAAGGTCACTGGTTGCTGGAATATGGAATTTAATTCCCATTCCCTCGGCTAGTCCAGTCCAATATTCCGCACTTGGTCTTTGCCAGCCATATTCTGAATCTGTGGCCATATCCACCCCGAATACAGATATTTCCTTAAACCCCTCAAAAATAGCCATGGCGATAAACCATGAAATGGAGTTGGTGAAGTACCTGGCCCCGCTATATCCTTTCCCTTCAAAGAACTGTATGATCTCGTCTTTCGGGAATCGGCGACTATTGGGTATGTCCTCGTATTCCTTCCACATATAGACCGGACAGGGACATTTTTTAAGAAAGTCCTGGTGTTCAGGCGTGGACTTACTCTTACTGTTCCTATCATGGATCTCAAACCATCGGTCTGCCCGAAAGGCCGGAACAGCTTTACCAACCTTGTAGAATTCGTTTAAACACCATATTTCAGCGTCCGGATCATCCCATTTCGTTTCTGCCCAACTGGGCGCAAAGCCAACTATACAAACCTTGCTTTTTTTATCAGACATAAAGCCTCCTTAAAAATAAGGAGGCCCGAAGGCCTCCCCGATTAAATTAACTTGTGCGCGCTGCTGTAAGACTTCTGATTCCGGCTCCAGAGCCAAACCCACCAACCGTACTATCTACGGACTTAACGCCCCATAGAGCAGTTGATAGGCCGACAAGGGTAACTGCCTGAAATTCAGTGGCCAGGGTTGAAAATCCGATGAATCTAGCCGTTGTAGAGCCAGTTACATGGCCCACTCCAACGCCTATTCCCAGGTCAACGTCAAGGGTGTTAATATATGCTGCCGTTGTTTCAAAGATTATAGTTTTTTCAACACCGGCTATTGGGGCTGCCAAAGTTACAAGCAGCGGGCTTGTTGATGGATCGCCCACTGCCACACTAATCCTGGTTATCCCGTAGGCTACTGCCGTTGAAGGTGTAACACCTCCGGAACTGGCAGTTAATGTTTCAACGGTGTTGACAATGGTTTTATTGGTCAACGTCTGCACATCGGTAGTGCTAACCAGAGTATGCGCCATGGTAGACGGCAACGATGCAGCGCCGCCGAAAAGGCCGTTCGTCGATGCAATCAAAACGTCTGTACTGCCGCTTTTCATTCTAATAGGGTCAACAAAATTAGGCATGTATTTCAACTCCTTTCAGAGGAAGCAGGGCACTATATTAAGTGCCCTGACTCCCGACTATGCCAACGTTGGGAAGGGTGCCGGTTTCGTAGATAGCCACGGCGTTGAAGTACATGTCCTTGGTGTTAATCTTGTCCTCATCTTCGTCAAACTGGGTTTTCATGAAGGTCTGGAAGATAACATGCTCAAAGGCATCATCCCACAGGAACCAGGCCGTTTTACTGGCCAGGTAGTGACTGTATGCCCAGTTAAGTTTAGGTAATTGCGCAGATGTGTTGCTTAGTTCGTTGGCAATCAAGGTGGACTTCATGATTTCCTCAACGGTTATCATGTTGTAGAAGTGAGTCAGGCCCTTCTTGGGTACGCACTTCATGGGGCCGCCCTGGTGATTCTTGAAGTCGCCGAACATTGAGCATGCGGCCTTAAAGGTACCATATCCAATTGCCCCGGTGGTCAGGGTGTCGTTGAAGGTAGCAGGCACATTAAAAAGGGGCCTGCTGTTAGTGCAAAGGGGCGCACCGTCTGCCAGGTTGGTAGCAAAGGCGTTATCCCAGCGCAATATTGCCCTACCTTCTTCGAGTTCCCGCATCGTTCTTGAAAGCTCCTTGGCCTTGGCGGATTTTACAACACCGTAGAGGTCGTACTTTATTGCCTCCATGGTGTGCTGGAAGCCGTTGGCCCAAGTCTTATTAGTGACGCTGGTCTGATAGGCCTGCTCCACCTTGCCGTAGGTGATGCTGTCGCCCTCTGGCTTTTCAGTAGCTGCCTTCAGGTTGCCCATGCTGTCATAGGTCTCAACTTTTTTGGTGGCTTTTTTATTGGTAGTATAGTCGGGATATTCAATAGGAAAGGCTTCAAAGTTCTTAGTGAAAATCTCCTTCTGCCCTGCTATGATCATCCGGCTAATATCGGTGGAAATTGTTCTTGCCATTTTAGTTCACCTTCCTTTCAGTTACAGCGCCAGGTGGGAGCTGTTTATTGTACCGTAAGCGACATCGTTTTGAGTGCTGAATCCGCACAGTCGGAAGAATAGTCCGTTAGTGGTTCCAGGCGCATTACCAGCCACTGACGGGTCAAGGTTATTCGCCCCGGCAATAGTGGTGGTGTTGCTAACACCGAAGTATTTACCGATATTGGATGTTGCGATCAGGTTAGTCCCGGCAGACCGCTCATAAGTGGTAGAATAATCTACCTCAATAAGTTCCCCGGGTAGAATCGGTGCAACATAAAACACGGTGTTACCGGCAGCAGTGGAAGCATCCGGAACAGCTGCGATAATGCCAATTACGCCAGCGGCCCGGGCGAAGTCCTGAGTAGAGCCGATGCCGATTAGTCCATGCTGCGAACTGGCAAAGCACAGCTTGTCGACATCTGAGGAACTTATCATGCCGCCTACAGTTGAGGCTCCGGGCAGTATGCCAATGTATGGTTTTTGGGTTTTATCGTTTCTGAATCTCCACATTTAGATCAACTCCTTATTAGGTTTTCATTAGCTTGTGGTATTTCTCGGCGGTCCATTTCCCTTCCGGGTCT